AGCACTTCTCAATGCTATCCCAATCCACTTACTTCCATACCTTCCCATCGAATACGAATGAACCGTCCATATTAACTGGAACAAGATGAGGTATGACTTTATTTCCATCTACATATAGCACACCAAATCCCTTGTGCCAAGTAAACAATCCGCCCTTAATATATTTAGCAAACTTGAAGTCCATTAAACAACCGACTTCTAATCCCCAAATAGTTTTAGGGTGACCACCAAAGTATGACTGTGTATAATGTGTCAAGCCCATACGGTGCGTATGCCCACACACTACACTCATGCCTGCCCTTTTCGCTAGCCCAAGTGCGGTAGCACCAGCAGTAGGTTGGATATTACCTTCATCTCCGTGTAGTAATAACCAATTAGGTGCTAGTTCATATGGCTTTTCGTGATAAGTAATACCTAAATCATCTAACCTAAGAAAGTTTTTAAGTTCTAATTCAGGTAGACCAGCAAGTCCTGGTGCTCTCATCTTAATTGTATTAAACAATCTATCTGTATGATTACTTCTAATCATATGTTTAATCTTTAATGACTCAAGTATTCTATGAGTCTCATCTCTATCTTTAGCAATAGACTTCTCGTGTTCAAGGTCGGTACCTTTACTCCACTTTGAGATAGTCTGCATATCCATTTCATCCCCAACAGATACCACCTCGTCAGGTTTATAATGTTTTATAAACTTAGACAGTACGGATACTGCCTTTCTATCGTGATAAGGTACCTGTAAATCAGATACGCAGACTATAACCTTCATTCGTCCCACTTTCCTCTAAGAACTAGCAACCCTATGATTGCATAGTTTGCCATGTCCTTGAAAGAATCTTCGAAAGACTCGTGTTCTGGTGCCATATCCCTTATTGAATCGTATAGATTATTTATACGTGCCAACTTGTCGTGCATACGAACACGCAATCCATTGATAGCACCACCTGGTGCATCTGCAATATTTCTTGGTCCGTAATCTTTATGTTTAGATAAAAGTAAATCTAATAGTTCTTGGAATGTATGTGCTACTGATACCTCAAATGAATCAGCACTTGGTGGTTGTCTAAGTTCCCAATCTTTACTCACTATTGTTCCCCTCATTAGGTATTGAACTTATTACTTTGTTTACTGATTGTTGTAGTCGTTCATAGTACCACATATCCCACTGCTCTTGTCTCTCAAGTTCTTCTATCCTCGTCATCACTTTCCCCCTTCAAGTAATTGTTTAATCTCACTATCTATTTCCATCATCTGTGATTCAACTATCATCTCTTCTACTATATCTTTGATTGCTTCGGGCTGTGTCTCAGCCGTAAACAATGTCATATATGTAGACTGGGTTATTGATTTTATCTGTTCTGGTTTGCTTGCATATTTATACAGGCACCTTAGTAGGGAACCTATCATTAGTTTAGCACCATTAGGTAACATTAATGCTGGGTCAAACTCATCATCGTCATCAAGTAAATGGTCGGTTGCTTCGAACACATTTTCGAATCTCTGACCACATTCAGGACAGGGTGGTATTTCTTTATTCATTTAGCCCAGCCTTATCTTTGATATAACTTGCGCCGTATTTAACATATGCACTATTAACATCTTCACCATCGGGCAATTGAACTACAGTTACTGGTAACTCTCTGGCTAAACTGTTAGCAAATTCTTTTCCTGGTTGATCTCCATCTGCGAATACGAATACTCTTTCGAAGTCAGCAAGTAATCTAGTGTAGTGTTTCTTCCAACTGTTTGCACCTGGCACACCAATACAAGGAACACCGACACAACTAGATAAAGTAATTGTATCTAACTCCCCTTCACATACACCTATAAAGTCCCCTGCTCTTTCTATATCCAACACATTAAACATTCTTGTTTCTGCCCCAGTCATACCCATATACTTAGGTTCAACCGCTGGGTTAAGGGAACGAAACCGCAGGTCAACGACACCAGTCTTAGTTATGTAAGGTATAGATAACCTTCCAGCAAAAGAATCATGTCCTATCTCAGGATCCACGACTACGCCTAATCGTGCCAACCGTGCTGCTTCCATTGGAATTCCCCTGCTTCTGAGGTAATCTTCTGCCTGATAAATGTTTGCCGCGTACCTGTGCGTCGCTTGATCCAGTAATTCTTTCTGCAATTGATTTTGCTTCACGTATATCTACTCCTTCCTGCTGTGCGATAATTTGTAAACTGTTACCCTGGACTCCACAGGCGAAACATATGTACATGTTATTGTTGAGATTAGCACTTCCTGATTGGTGAGTGTCGGAGTGGAATGGACACTTGAGATTAACTTGCCCGTTTCCTTCTCGTACTTGTGCTCCGTAGTGTACAAGTACTTCTCTGATATCTGGTAAGTCATTTGCCCGCCCTCTTAGTCCATTGTTCAAAGTCTTCCACCACCCAAGCCTTATCTATACCTGCTTGCCTACGTTTAACTACTACAAATTTATATGGTACTTCTTTTAATCCTCTAGCCTTAGCATAGTTCTCTGCTTCTACTTCTGCTTCTCTCCAAAACTGTGGTAAGTCTAACTTCTTTGTTGCTTTTAATTCTAATATGATTGCTGTTCCTTCTAAGAAAGCAACTACATCACCTTCATCTTTAGCGCCAGCCTTTGTTAATCTTTCGGCTAGTATATCTTTAGACCTGAGCCATCTAACTACACCAGTTTCAAATGCTGAACCCTTACGCTTACCATAACTACTCATGAGTGAACCCACTTATAGGTATACGCCAACCATTTATGTAAGAGTCGTAGTACTCAGGCTTAGTAAACTCCTCAGGGTATGCTGCTCCAAATATTTCTACCTCAGAAAAGTATTCCAAATCTAAACACTTAGTGCCAATGATAACCTTGCCCTCATCTTTACGCCAGAACGGTATACTATCTTGAGTTCTAATAGACCTTACCTCTACATTAGTACCAACATCTGGTAATGAATGACGCTTCTTATGTAGCACATTAGGATACCAAGGATTATTCCAAGCCATATTATAGTGCTTAGCAACAGCCCACTCACACACGTTAGCACGTATGTTAGCATTAATCTCAGGCTCTAACTTGCCATCTGCTTTACCTTGTGCGTAGTTAGGCTGGTCAGTTGAACCGAACTTAGCCAACCATCTCTCTACTGCAAGCATAGTGCAGACTCTTACTTCGTCTTTACTTAGGGTTATTATCACGCCACTTTACCTTAGGATATCTAGTTAAATTAATAAAGAAAAATATGAAATCAAACCTAACAACTCTAGCGACAACTGATGGAAAATCAGCATCATCAAACTCCAGTAATCCATAGTACTCCATTCCTATACCCCAGCAATCTAAGGTATTTCTACTTATAGTTATAGTATAATTATCAACATCTTTTTGCATTAGTGGTTCTCTGGGATATCATCGACGAACATATACTCAGGATTAAAAGCAATCCAAGTCATTAGTCCTCCGCCTGCATCCGCTCTTCCGTATCTATTCTTGACGGGAGCAACACCCATTGAAGTTCCGACAACACCAAGTGTACATATAAGCGCTGGAAGTTGTGCCACTTTACCTTGGATAGCAGAACGTGGCTGACACGGTGTCCCAAGAACAGCCTCACTAGTATGATGAAGAACGACAACAGCCGAATTAGTAGCACGAGCAAGATATTTTAACTCCTTCATAATCGCTCTCATAGAAGCGAACTCTTCGCCACCATCAGTGGCTACATCCATTAAGTTATCTACTATGATAAGTGTAGGAGAGCAACCCCATAGTTCTTCAAAGGCTTGTACTTCCTCATCAATATCTTGTAGTGTTGGTGCTGATTCAAATGACCAGACTATGTGGCTACTCTTAGATAGAGTAGCCTTAGTCCAGCCAACATCAGACTGCAACATACCCTCTACATCTGTTTGATTTTTACCAGATATCATAGAGGCTAAACGCATAGCCATAGTATGAGCATTAGTATCTGCTGATATGTAAAGTGTTGGCACTTTCATCTTTAATGCTAGTGCTAATGCAAGTGTGGATTTTCCAACTCCTGGTGCTGCAGCGAACATAGAAACTTCAGAGCGACGGATGATGATCTTGTTTGATTCAAACGCCTTAAAGCAAGATGGTAGTGGTTCCCCGCCAATACTGGCACGACCAACTGAGCGGATAAGTGTACGCATCCTGGTTCCTTTCTAGTTCCGAAAAAAGATTTATGCCAGTCTTTTAGTTTACTGGTTTGCATTGGTCTGGAGTTCCTTGAGGTGCAGGACAAGACCAGAATGCATATGGCTTGCCACTTGCTTTACTAATTCCTTCTCTCCATATACGGCCTCCGTGCTTGCACACTGGCGC